CGCTTCCGTTTCCGTCACGATCACTTCCCGCAACTGCTCGAATGCAGCGGAGTTCGCGCCGTTCTGCACCGACTGACGGAACACCACATCAGCGATCGCCAGTGAGTTCTGAATGAGGCTTTCCGCTGTCTGCCGGTTAGCGCCGACTGCGGCCGCCAGTTGATCGGCATTTTCCTCGATAGCGTCAGCCATATCTGCCACTGTCGGGTTACTGGCGACGGCATTCTCGATCATGTCCTTAAAGAGTTCGGTCTCCTTCATTTCTTCGAGGATGGCATCGGTGATGTCACTGAAATCATCGGTGGGTTTGCCTGACGCTTCAACAAAAGCGGACACGCCAAACGCATTCCGCGTGCGCACGTAGACGTAGTAGGTGTGGTCGAATTTGAGGCGCTGGATTGTCCACTGGTAGCCACGCCCCAGAAACTGAGTCAGGTTTTCAATGTCATCACTCAGCGGTACCGGTGTTTCTCCGGCATACCAGTATTCAAACGATGTGTCGGTGGTGGCAGTGACTGACATAACCGGCACCAGCGTTGCCTGCAACGGTCCCGGTATCCACTGAACCGATGCTGGTGGACGTGGTGCGCCGATGATCAGGCTGACCTGCGCTTCCGCACCCTTCATGCCGTTTTCATTGCGGCCACGCACGCCAAGCGAGTAGCTCCCGGCATTCAGTCCGTAAAATTCATAACGAAACTGATCGGTTTCATACTTCGCCACAACCGCGCCGTTTTCCGCGTACACGTAGAGCTCAAAGACCAGTTTTTTTGTGGTGGTGGCCGTTTCCCACGTTGCCGTCACCTGCACGGTTTCGCTGTTGGTGTTCAGGATCCGCAGATTCTCAATATTCGGTACGCGGTACCCGTTGAGGGTATCGTTCGGGATTTCAAACACCGCACCTTCATCAACAACGGCCTGTTTATTCGGATCGTGCTGTGCTGCCGTAATACTATAAACCGAGTTATTTTCCGTTTCCGCGATGCTGAGGATGCGGAAGAGCCGGGTAGCCACTTCGCTGGTCGAAATAACAAATACGGTGCCGGCGCGGATCCATGCAGGAACCGTTTTTAGCGTGATGACTTTCCCGGCAGCACCAGTGATGGCGTATTTAACCAGCTTACCGTCGCGCCCCATCACAGAAATGGTGTCATCGCCGGATACCAGCCCGGAGACATCAGCATCAACAGTGAGCGTGCGCCCGGACCAGGCAACAATGCGCCCGCCCAGGCGTGTGGCCGCATAATCGTTATCCATCAACTCAACGACATCACCTGGCGTGAACCCGATGGCATCGCGCGCCATCTGAAACGTAACCCGCTTCGTTTCCCGCTTTGCAGTTTCCAGCAGCCACTTCCCGGCGCGCCATGCCTGCCCGCGCGAGGTACAGCCGAACGCCTCCAGCGTGGTTTCGTTGTACTCATGCCGGGCAATCAGATCATCATCAGAGACATACTCTTTGACCTGCTCCCAGCCGTTGTCCGGGTCGGTCCAGGACACAATCACAGCGTTATAGCGTTCAGAGCGTTTTGCTGAGCTGTAGGCGAACCTGCCCTCTACAACGTTTGCATTGGTAATAGCGGCGATAGGATCCTGCGGCGCGTCAATCAGCACCGTCAGGCGCATACCATCCCACAGCGCGATGCCACGGAACATTCCGGCGATTTTGTCGAGGATATCGCGGGCGCTGGCCTGTTCGGTAATGTAGGCATTGAGCGTCAGGCGCGGCTCTTTACCCCCATAGCCGTCATCCACCAGTTGATCGCAATACTGCGAAAGAACATATAACGCACCATCATCAACATCGATATAACCGGCACGCCGGGCGAGACCGAAGCGGGTATTTTTCGCGATTTCACGAAAGAGCCAGGCAGGGTTATTCGTCCAGGCTTTTTTAAAGCCCCCCACCCACAGCCCGGAGTACGTCCGGGTGATCGGATTGTAATTATCAGGCACATCAACAATTAACCCGCGCAGATGATAGGTGCGCTCCGGCGTGTCGGTGTACTGGTCCCGGTCAATTACCGCCCCGGCAATGGCTGAGAACGGATACGACAAATTATCGTCAGTAATTTCGCTGTAACTGTTCCAGATGGTGCCGTTGGACAGCAAATCACTGGCACTGTCCGGGGTGATGCGGCGAACACGGATATCAAAGGGCTTAATATCCGGAGCATCGATCACATGTGCTTCGAGATATTCGCCGGAGATCTTCCCGCTAATGGTGACAGTCTTTGCGGGGCTGAACGCTCCGCCTGCCGCCCTGGTCTCTATCACCAGCGTGACAGAGGTGTTTTTCTGGTTGCCTTTGGTGTCCTGCTGCACAAGACCGGTGACACCGACGTTAAACCGCAAGCGGGTAACATCCCGATCGGTGACGGTACGAACCAGCGGCGTATCGTAGGTCACTTCGGTATTAATAACCGTTGTTGCTTCGATTGCAGAGAAACCGTTAATCGGGCTCTGGAATTCCGAACCGGGACGCCACGCCACACTGATCCCATTTACGCTGACGTTGCCGGAAGCATCAGTGATCGGCGTTTTATTCAGCATAAAAGAAGACAGGTGCGACTGATCTACCGGACCGTAGACTGGCCCCTCACTGATAAGGTCCAGTACGCGGTAGAACTGTTTTGATTTGAGATTATCGTCGAGGAGTTTGGGGGTGGAAGCTTTACCGCCGCCTGAAGACATAACGCCACCTTAGCTTATTGTTTCTGTCCAGTCCTGGTTGTTCGAGGTGTCGATACCGAGGGAAATAACGTTGCTGCCCACCACCATCTCACCCAACAGTATGGGAACTGGCCGGCCCTGGCCCACCCGGTTCTCAGCACTGGTGAATGAGTTATTGGTGATGGTGTTGGTTTCCGCAGCCTCCGCAGAGGTTTTGGTTTTCATGTTGCGCGACATGTAGACGGAATAGGCAACGGAAGCTACTGAGACGGCGACAGCAATCCATGCCGCAGCAACGGGAGTGATAGCGCCGTCGATCTCAGGGACAAAGAGCACCGTGGAACCGTCATTCAGATGCCTGTCCAGATGCCAGCGCGCGTTATCTTCCTTAATGTCCTCACCCGCCACACGTATGCGGATACGGGAATTTATAAAGTCTTTTTTGAAGTCCGGACACTGCGCCAGTAGCAGGCGAATCCCCTGCGCCGGCGTGTCTACATTCATTGTGATCTGGCGGAAATGTCGGCGTAAATGCCCCGCAAATCTAAAGATGAGCACTGTTCATGCCTCCAGAGGGAATGGGTTTGCTTCAGGTAGGCCATGCGGTAATCCTCGCGCCTGCTGAGATGTCCGGCGCAGTCGTGATGAAGCACCTTACCGCCTTCAAGCATGATCATGGCGTGGCAGGGGTCCGCGCCGGGAAATGGCTGGCGGATAATCACGTCACCAGGCTGCGCCTCACAGGCATCCACCTGATGGAAGCCGTTAGCTGCCATGTTCTTTAGGTAAAGATTCTCGCCGCGCAACCACCAGCCGTCTGTGCGTTCAAAATCAGGCAGATCAATGCCGCACAGGTGATAGGCGTCCCTGAAAAGCGTGTAGCAGTCAGTGACGCCATGCTGAAACCGGCGGCCCAGCAGGTGCGGCACCGGGCGGAATTTGCGCAGCCGGCCGCCACAGGCAAGCCACCAGGGCAGGCCTGTTAAAACCTGTGCCTTACGGTCAGCGCCTGACAGCACCGGAACGGGTGCGGGATGTGAATGGAAAATCGCGGTTATCTCGCCCTCCTCTTCCGCCGCCAGCCAGTCGCTGTCGCTGATGCGGAAATAGTGCGCCGGGTCAGGGTGAACATTGCGGCAGCGGAACAAGCGTGCGCTGTCGATAATCAGCCCGCACACCTCACCCTGCGACGAGGCCGCATAATCCAGACATTCTTGCATCAGGAAACCTTCTGAGAGCCGGGGAAACTGCTGATTGGCAGCGATTCGGGGCGGGGGAAACGCAGGCGGCAGCCGGAACGGCGGTGAGAGCATTTATCAAGAGACGGGTTACTGGTTGGGTTGTCCCGCTCATCCGCGACAGGCGGCCCGTCGTAATTGCACCCGGTACCGCGATAAACCCACTGGCAGACATCGGCCAGAATGGTGCGCGCCGGGACGATGGCGTTATCACAGTCAATGGGCGTCGCCAGTGAGTATGTGACCTGTTCAAACGTCTCTTCGGTCATTTCCTCCACGACATAGCGCGATACAGCTTCTTTCGTCGGATCGGCGTCCGGGTTGCCGCCGGGGAAGTTCACCGCATCGAGGTATTTAACGGGCACCTGCCGTCGGGTGATCACCACACCGAGCATGTCGTCAAAGTCATGGTTGATGCCGGTTATCAGGCCCGATACATTCGCGACCGCCATCATGGGCCGGGCATAAGTACCTTCATTTTTGCTCTCAAAGCCCTCCACGGCGATCGGGTATGCCGGGTAAGCCATTCCGCGCCAGATGACATCGCCGAAATAACCGTTGGTACCGGAGTGGAAGCGGAGAATATCGCTGCCGTAAGGCTGCAAGTCCACCTCAAAGAGGTCAATGAAAGCGCCGACTCCGGCATCAACGCTTTCGATAATGAGTTCGGCTGGAATATCGCGCACGGGAAAACTCCAATAAAAAAGCCGCCCGGAGGCGGCTACTGTCTGAATATCAGGATGTCGCTGATTTACATCCCTGGGTATGTTAAGTACTCAGCCCGTCCATGTCTTGGGCATGGACGTATCAGCAAAGGAGGGATGGCTGATTACCTCAGGTTAAATTGGAGATAAAAATGAAGTACAGACTAAATACAGTCGGCGGAATTAAGAGCGCTACAAATAGTCACGAGCTCCATGTGTTTTTGGAGGGTGACGATAACTCACAGCACAATTTCAGAATTAAAGTCGATGGCCGAGACATTAACAGCCTTACTCTTAACGAGATCGAAACCATGGCTATCGAGCATGCGCGTCAAAGCTTTACTAACTGCAATTAATCGTTGCACTAGTCAGACTTTTGATGCCGCTTGAACATTTTGAATGCCTGAACGCAGTGCATCAATTTGGCAGCTTGTGGATGTTTGGTAATCTGCAAGCTGTTTTCTTAGCTTATTGATTTCCTTTTCCAGCGCTTCTAATCGTTGTTCTAAAGTCATGATATTACTCCTGAGTTATCGTGGTACCTGTTCAAATGTGGCCGTCAGTTCGTAAAGCGGCCCGTTCTTCACCATATTCCAGGAGCGGCAGACAAACAGCGCCCGCGCGCCTGTCTGGGATGGTGTCCAGTAGAACGACTCAACGGCCATTCGCGCTTTCAGAAAAGCCTCGGCCTGTTTCGCCGCATTAACGCGACACTTACCGTCCACACCCCGGAATACCAGACTGTATTTATCCATCAGCGGGTTAATCCCTTTAACCTGGCGCTGTTCGTAACCGTCGCCGAGTTTGACGACAGCCACGTTCGGTGTGCGATCAACGCTGTAATTCCTTTGCGGCGTCCAGGTGAATGTTTCTGGCATTGGTGACTCCGTGTATGCTTAACCAGCATTTTGCTGTTCACTTAGAGGTTCGTCACATGGAAAAAAGACTGCCGCCAGAGCTTGAAGCATTGGCGTTAAGCACCCTTCTCTCATATGTAATTTCCGTTCTGGATGAGGATCAAAAGGAACGCCTAAATGAGTTGGTAAAGGCGAGACCCATTGAAGTCCCTGGAAGAGATACAAGTCCTGAACAAATGGAATATATGAACAACATGAGAGAATACATGCGTGATGCAGTACGGCTTGGACTTGGTTTTGCTGATTGATTAAAAGTGGCGGAGTGAATCCGCCCTTATTTACCTTTCCGCAACAAGCCATTCGGCCTTTGTTCATTACTAATAGCACGCAAAGCGGCGCTATAAGCCATCTTTTCAAACTGCTTAACCGTCTCTGGACTGTTTGGGCTTCCTTCAAAATGATAATGATTGGTCTGCTGAACAATCACCCCGCCACCGCCGCCCGCCTTATCAGCTGGAATTACCTTCCCTGACTTGTCAGGAATGAACACCTGCTGACCACCAGCAGTCTGGAAGATTTCAGACTCACCGTTTTCATTGATCCGGTAGGCATTGCCTGCGGATACGTTACCGCCGTAGCGACGCGCACCGGCTACCGCCATTCCTTTCGCTGCCAGTAGCGATCCCGCGTATGCAGTCTGACCTACAGCGTTAGCGCTTCCCATTGTTGCTATAGATGCGCTGATTGCTGCCGGAGCCCAGGCAGAAGCCGCCGCAGTCGCCTGGGCCGTAGTTGAAGCCAGAGATGCAGCTGCGGCTGCCTGGCCCATCAGCTGGCTTTTAACCCACTCAATTCCCATCTGCACGAGGCTGCTGACGACGCTATTCAGAATGGTTGAACCAATATTGGCGAAAGACTCCTGGAGGCTTTGAGTTCCATTAAGAAGGCCAGTTATGGCGTTGCTCGCGCCGCTCTGAAGGCCATCAAGGGAGGATGCAAGCAGCTCATTCGCCTGGCTCTGGTTGCGGAAGATCTCCCACTGCGCGGCGATACGCTGGTGCTCATATTCCGTATCTGCAGCGTTCTTAAGCTCAATGGCCTGCTGGTGCGCCAGCACCCCCTGCTGCTCAAACTGCTGAATAAGTGCCAGCTGTTGTGCATGCTGATTGGCAAGCTGCTGGACAGGATCAACCTCGCCGGCAGCTGACTGCTGCGGTGTTACTGCCTGACCCGCGCGGATTTTCGCCAAAGCGATCTGATGATCTTGCTCAAGCTGTTCTGACGCCCGGCTATACTGCTCCTGAGACAGAAGCAGCTGACCATTAGCATTCTTCTGGCCTTTAAGACCTTCGAGCGCCTTTTTCTGAACATCATAACCGGCATTCTCTTTCAGCTCAGGTATAGCGTTTAGTATTATCTGGCGCTGCTTGATCGCATTGGCAGCATCCCACTCTGCAGCAGCATATTTCCTTATCTCTTCAATTTGCCCAGCTGTAGCGCTTTTATTAAGCGACTGCTCCGCCCTCAGCAATGCCTGCTCGCGGGACAAGTCCTGAGTTGCGCCGGTAGCCGTCTCTGCGCGCTGTTTGTAATCGGCAATTTTCTGAGCGTTTGCCTCCATCTGATTGGCTGCGTTTTTACCCTGCTGCTCACTCTGCTGCTGCGCTTTGCGTCGTGCCTCCTCAGCTTCCTGCAGATCGTAATTCTCTGCAGCCAGGCGTTCAGCAGATGCGATCTGGTTAGGGTTGTCAGTAACCTTAGCCGCCGCCATTCTGGCTTTCGCAATTGCCCGCTGGCGCTCATCCTGTATTTTCAGAAGATCATTCTGCTCTTCAAGGTTCAGGATTATTTTATCGCCATCAGCAGTTGGTGGAGTGATCTGCAGTGATTTGGGATTGAAATTCTGACCGGCCTGATTCGCCCGGTTAATTTCATCAGCTGTTTTGCCAAAGGCTCTGGCCACAGCCCCTTGCACCTGCTCAAGAGTAGATCCTTTCTCAATAAGGCGGTCATGTATGCCCATTGAGGTAAGCATGTTGTTGCTTAACGTGGACTCCATGTCATTTCGAGCCTGGGAAGTGCGGATTAATTTGTCCTGAATTTCAGCTCGATCACGTTCTTTTTGGTTAATCTGATCAGTTAATTTAGCAGCTCTTTGAAGCAGGCCATTTCCTTGCTCGGCTGTTGTGCCAAACTGTTTTCCCTTTTCTATATATTCATTACGCTTAGCATTTAATTCATCAATTTCCTCAGTTAGATCAGATATTACGTCTTGTTGGCCTTCAATTGCCGAATTAGCATCTGAGATGGCTCCACGAAGCTGCTTATTGCTCATCGATTTCATGGAGGCATTGAGCTTATCCAGCCCATCCGCAAAAGCAATCGCCTCCTGCCGGGCCTGCTGAGCTGTTTGCCACCAGTAAAGTAGTGCAGATGCAGCAATCATTGCTACCCCCGCCGGACCGCCAATCAGTGAAAGAGCACCACGGGCAAGGCCAAACCCAACCGATGCAGCCCGTGCCGCAGTCGCAGCCCTGGCTGAAGCTGCAGCCTGGGCAGTTTCCGCTTCAACCAGCGCCAGTGAAGCAGCCCGAGCCCGTGATTTCGCAGCGCTCAGGTTCTCCAGTGCTGTCATTTCGGCGTTACTGCCGCGCGCAACATTCAGTTCTGCCTGAGCCAGCGCTACGGCTGAAAATGCCGCTTCTTTATCAGCCAGGGTTTTCCTCTGCGCTGCGTTAGCAGCAATAAGCAATGACTGCGCAGACTGGTTCTCAGCCGCCGTCAGCTGACGGGTAGCAGCAATGGATTGTAGTTTGCCGCTGAGAGCATCCTTGAGCGATCCGGCGTAGCGGCCAGCCATTACCAGGGCAAATGCTTTAGCGGCCAGTGTTGCGCTGTCGATGTAGCCTGTCATGGCCTCGGAGTTCTCAGCGAAGCTCAGGATCGTATCAGCGGCGGTGATAATATTGTTTGTGAAGCTCTGAATCACTCCGGTCTGGCCTTCCACAGCAACCAGCATTGCCGTTACTGCGGTCCGCATCCTCACACTGGCATCGACCAGATTATTAGACATACCAGCAGCTGCGGCTGTGTTTGCCTCGAGTGACTGTTTTAGGCCTTCGGTAAGATCCGAAGCTGTAAGCTTACCTGACGCACCAAAGGCGCGGACTGCTGCAGCTGATTTGCCACTGGCTGCTGCAATATCGTTGATGACTGTCGGAATGGCAGTGGTGATGGACTCCCACTGGTCGGCAGATACGGTACCGGTATTTATCGCTTTGGTGAAGGCACTGATAGCAGAATCAGCACGCTCGGCAGACGCGGCGTTTTTCACGAACGCGTAAGACATGGAGTCCTGAACGTCGATTGCCTGTTCGGTGGAGTACCCCATGCTGCGCAGCCCGTCAGCACTGCGGATATAAAGCTCCTGGGCCTCTGCCAGCGATCGATAAGTGCCGTTAGCAGTATTAAGCAGGCGCTTCTGTACGCGCTCAAACTCATCCTGGCTGGAGGTCGCCATCTGCACGCGTTCAGCCATTTCCTGGTAGCTTTGCACCATGCGAGCCATTTCACGCAGTGCAGAAACCGCGATCAGCGCTTTCAGGGCTGAAGCCAGCTTGCTAAGCCCGGTGTTCAACCCATCGGCAGCATCATCCGCTCTCTCAAAACCGCGCTCCATATTATTCGTTACTTCTTCTACCTGCTTATCAGCCTGTAAAAGCGCGTGAGTGTCAGCCTTGATTTCGTAATAAATGCCACCTACGTTTTCCATTTACTTTTCTCCGGGCAATAAAAAACCTCGCCGGAGCGAGGTTGCTAACATGGTTGAAGAATCAGAAGTTATTTGATTTTTCTTTTTCTTTCTCAACTGAATTAACTTTTTGGATCATCTCTTTAGTTAAATATTCGTATCGAACTGAAACGTCACCTTTAGGAAAATCATCAATTAAAGACCCATACTTAGATTCAACTTTCAGTATTATCTTCATCCCATCTTTGGAATATTCCCTTTCCCACTGTCCGCACGATTCGTTTTTTATGCATTCGTAAAATTCATTACCATCACGCTCAACATTCTCAGTGACCTTCTTCGGTTTACCGTATTTTTCCTCAAGTTTCTGTGCTATTGAGTTGTAGGTTGTTCTTCCTTGATTGAAAAAATAGCCATTTTTATCTACACCCGTTGAAAACGTTGCGCTTGTAAGCCCCAATCCCTTCGTAAAGCTTAAAAAATATTTACCTTCATATTGGACTGGTTCCGGAGCGCTTTCTGCACTTACGAATGCAAGAAAACCATCTTTGTCGCTTACTTTTGCTCCCTTTAAATTTTGAGAGATGGTTTCATCAACAGTCTGCCCCCACTCAAAACCAAAAGGTGCTTTGGGCTTGCTATCGCAGCCAGAAACAAGCACTACTAGCAGCGCAACTAAAATCATATTTTTCATATCCCTATCCCCTTCAGTAAAAGATTAGGATAATCCTATCAGGTGAGCACGACAGCGCAACGGGATGGACGATTTATCGATTTCAGGATGTCAGTTGCTTAAGATATATCAAATAAAAAACCCGCCGCAGCGGGTCGGGGTCTACTTCAGCCTGGTTTGCGTAATGGAGTACGACTTCACTTTGCCGTTTAAAATTTTTACAACCAGCGTCTTACCATTTCCTTTGCCTAAAGCATTGGCATGTGTGTAATTCCAGCCGTAAATTTCTTTACCCTCTGCAACAACTGTCCGTGTAGTGGGTTCTCCAAAATATGAAATCAAGTCTGCTTTTGTTGTCACGCCTTCATGTATGTTTTGCACTTTTTTTTCATCAAAGTTGGTGCCAATTGATGAGCACGCAGCCAACAAGATAGCGATAAGCCCTGTTGCAATTTTTTTCACATTCAGCCCTTACGTTTATTAATCCCGTTGCGATAATAAAACAGCGCCCCGGAGACGTTAAGACTTAGATCACTGATTAAAAAGATTTTTGTGATTTTTATGATTAATGCCGCTGCGCATCCATCTCAACCATCCTGTCAGCCCAGTCCATAACCTCGTCGTAGGCTTCTTCCGTCGGGATCCTGTCCTTCTCCTTCACCGGGAACTTCGCATTCATCGCGGCGCGAAAACTGGTCATTGTCATGTTCCAGGCATCCGCCTCGCTCATGCCAAGGTGTGCCACGGCGGTGTAGACGAATGACCGGACATCAAATTTACTGGAATACTCGCTTTTCTGCCCCTTCACCTGCTCCGGGGGCTGGTCACCCATTACACCGTGACGGATCAGATGACGCGCAAGTTCAATGACGTCTGCAACCGGCAGCAGGCCGGGCCGGTATGAGAGTTTCCCTTTGGTTGTGACTGCGTAGGTACCGGTGACCTGGCTGATATTCTCCGCACAGCACGCAGCGACCACGCGGGCAGATGCTGTCGCCATCTCCGCAAAGCAACGTGCCATCACGTCGCGCAAAATGGCCGGATCGCTTATCCGGTGCGTCGGGTAGTGCCCGGCGTGCACGGTGACAAACAGCCTGACGATTTCGTCCGGCTCACCCATGTGCGACACAGCCAGAAATGAGGGATTGAGGAATATCCCGCGACCACCAGCTCGGATCACCGCCTGGCCGATATCAGTGATAACCATAAAACCTCAAAGGGGCCGGAGCCCCTGTTATTAAACAGTGATGACCACATTCGCAAAGCCGGACGACACGCTGCTGGCCGTGGAGGATGACACCACGCAGGAATAGGTTCCGTCGTCAGCTTCGGTCACGTTTGCTTTCGTGTACGTCGCAGCTGTCGCACCGCTGATGTCCGCGCCATCTTTCTGCCACTGATAACTCAGCGGGGAATTGCCGGTCGTGGTGGCCGCCACAGTCAGCGTGAGCGTGTCACCCTCTTCCAGCGTGCGGTTCTGCGGCTGGGTTGTGATGGTGATGAGGTCACCCACATCGCGCACATCAACATTACCCGCGCTTGATGCTTCAAGCGACCAGGTCGCCACATCATCATGCGGCGATTCATCCTGCCAGCTCGTGACAAGGAACGGGCCTTCGGTGATATCCAGCGGTGAAATAATTTTCAGCCAGACATAGGGCTGGTTACTGGTATCGGCTGGTGGGTTATACACATGCCGCTTCATGGCCTTCTGACCATAAATGGCTTCTTTGCGGCTCACACCGTCACCGGAGAATGACACGTTTTTATACGTGGTGATGTTCTCCTGAGTAAACGCCGCGCTCTGGTCGCCCGTCGCGTCGGCAGTCTCCCATTCCACGCCCGTGGTCTTACCGCGCATCATGCCGAGGCGCTTATACTGATTTGCCGCAGGCTGTACTTCCGGGCAGCTGATCGCGTAATAAACGGCGACAGCAAGCCCCGTGAATGCACCTGATTCACATCCGGCCATAGTTTTTACTCCGTTACTGGGAAATGATGGTTCTGAAGTTGATTTCGAAGGCCACACGGCCCTCTTCGGTTCTGAAGGCGGGGACGCCGCCGACTGGTTGCATCAGGATGATGCATTCGGTCTGATACTCCAGGCTCATGGCCCGGCGGATAGCATCAGCATTATTTTCCACGGCATCGATACCGGGATCGTTCTGGCCGGTCAGCAGGATGATGCGGAAATAATCACGGGAGATGGCTTGCTCGTCACCTCCGCCGCCGTTCTGCTGGATGATGAGATAGCGCTCGTTCTGTGAGTCCTCATGCTCAGTGAAAAAGCGTTTCTGCACTCGGTAGCCCGTATCGAAGCCGTGCTGCTGGAGCCAGGCGCGCAGGGCGTCATAAACCTCGCTGCGGGTCATAGTTTGTATCCTCGCCGGATGGTGTCCCGGATATCGTTCATACCGTCACGCTCAAAGCCGTTTTTCAGGAAGTCCGGCTCGCCGTTCGGATCCCAGTAGTTGCCGTTGCCGTTCGCGCGCGGCTGGCCTTTAAGCGTGCCTGGGGCTGCATTGACTCGTGCGGCATAGCTGGCGGTATAACCGACGCGGCCGGTCATGCCTTTCGGAATGGGCCGTAACTCACGGAACTGGCTGTTCACCAGCGTGGAGGTGTCCATCGGCGTAATCTGGGCGGAATAACCCATCCCGACTATCATCACCTCGGTGATCACCCGCTCGGTTACCGGCCCGGCTATCTGGCCGAGCAGCTTTCTGGTGTTCATCTGAACGCTTTTGATGCCCTTAACCGGCATACTGACCTCCTGTAAAATCAGGCCCCGAGGGAGTTACGGTTAGATGTCAGGATTTTGTAGTCGGGCTCCTCTTCGAAGAACGACATATCCCACATCTTGACCGCCCGGATCACGTCCCCTTTCGCCTTAACCGGATCCGGCTCGCCTGTGGTGTCGCCTATCGCTACATAATCGTTACGCAGCGGTTTACGCACGTCTGCGCCGTTGTGCTTCAGCTCAGTCGAGATAATCAGGTTGGTGGTGAATTCGGTCCCGGCATCATCGATCGCCTCCTCCTGGTTCACCTCCCACGTGCAGTCGATGAGGTAAGGCTGACCAGTCGCCCAGGTGCTGCTCCAGTCGTCATAGGTGCGTGGATAGACAGTGGCAAGGCTGGTATAAACCCAGTTCGCTGTAGCGCTCATGGTTCCTCCCAGCGGAGTACTTCCGGCTTTGTGGCGGCGACCTCACGACAAAAGATGAACCATTCGCCGTTGCTTTTGACGTAGCCGGTCACTCTCCTGCCGCTGTCGGTCAGAACCCAGACTTTCGTAAACGGCTCCGGCAGACGCTGCTTGACGGATATCAGGGCCATCAGCGGCCCCCGTTGCTCATGCATCCGCCTTTGCCGATCCAGATGCCGCCGAACGCTGGCGCAGCAGTCGGATCGGGGGGGATGAGCGCCGTCGCACAGCCGTGCTTGTCCAGCCCGCGCAGGAGGTTAAGTGCGCCTTTCCAGCGATCGGAGAACGACTGGTAGCGGAAAGACCGGGATGCGCCGTTTGGCGCGGTCTGGCTGGACAGATATTTATCACCCTGTCCCAGTCCCATCAGTGCCAGCACGTAAAGCTGGATAAGCATCGCTGTGGCGGCCGGATAATGCAGGCTCAGGCACGTTTCGATGCCGTTTACCTGCTCCACCAGCGCCGCCAGCACGAAATCAGGCAGGGTAATCCCCTGACCGCTGAGGTACTGCTGCGCCTGTTCGGGATTTACCATGGCTGACTCCGGACACAAGAAACCCCGCCTGAGCGGGGCATAAAAAAACCGCCTGAGCGGCGGCTGTTATTCAGCGGGGAAAAGCGCTTCGAGCTCGCCATCCGGCAACAGCTCCGAAAGCTTTTCCGCGCCCAGGGTGCCTTTGAACTCGATATTCAGTTCTTTCAGGCGCTCGGCAATAATCTCCTTACGGGATTTGCCTTCACTGCCGTTATTGCCCGCGCCGGGCGTCGCCGGGTTGAGCGAGCCACCCGCTTCGCCCCGCATCAGGCGGACGTTCGGTTTCAATACCGGGTGGAGACTTTCAAACTCCACCACGTCACCAGCCGTCACGCCGTGCCATGGGCGGATCACTTCGTACTTAGCCATGTGTTCTCCTTAGCCCAGGTTTGCGCCGTAAAGCACACCGGAGTGGCCTTCGTCGTCACGTTTCACCTGCAGGCCTTCTGCAGACATGATCTGGAAGTTGTAGTTGCTCTGCGGCAGCGGGCGCGGGAGCGGAATGACACCAACGGCCATACCCACCAGCGGCGAAACCACATCCTGACGGCGTTCATAGGCGAGGAACTCGTTACCCTTCAGCGCGTAGGTCATGCGGATATCCTTCACCGGCATAAATTTGCGGATGGCATCAAGAACGGTACCGCTTACGATCGCATTTGAGCCGTTACCGACCTCAATGGTGTACGGCTTCGACAGGTTGGCCATGATTTCCGAGCTCAGCCACAACACATCATAGGCCGTGACCTGATTCGCCTGGGCAGTCAGTCCGAACGGACCCGTTGGACCGAAAAATTCCAGCGCCTGAGAAGGCGTGGCTTTGGTCAGATCGATGTTTACACCACCAGCGCCGGATCCAAGATTTATCTTCGCCGTATTGCGGTGGTTACGCAGCCCCTGAGACTGATAGTTCTGAACCTTGATAGTTTCGTTACCGTCCAGATAAGCTTTAACGCGCCGTTTATGGAACTTACGCATCTTGGCTGCCTGCGAGTCCAGCACGATATCAATACCCGCCGTGTTCAGGCCTGCGGCCAGACGCCAGTTAACGCCGTAGCCAGCGGTGAACACCGGTACCGGGTCGCCGTCACTGTCGTATTCGGTATGATCAAAAGAGTATGGCGGCTGACCGTCCAGACTGACCTGCACATCATCAGCAATATCACCAACCACGCTATAGAGCTTGGCGGTTTTTCCGATGTTCAGAACCTGCATAACGCTCATCAGGTCGTTGACGATCTCCATACCGACTTGCTGATCGCGCAACTGGATAACCTGACGGTCAATTTCAGCCCAGAACTCACGCCCCAGACCATCACCCGCCAGGGCATTGGCCGCCAGCGTTTCGGCATCCATTACGCCGCGGTACTGGTTAACCATAAGCTGGTGGGAGGTGTCCCAGATGTTGCGCTGGGCCCAGAGGGAGTTCCAGTGCTGATGCAGGCGGCGGTTAGTCGCCAGGGTTTCGCGGGAAAAATACATGTGCGTGTGTCCTTAAATTATGCGCCAGCGGCTGCGGCGGCAGTGCCGGCACGCATACGAACGCGGATGAAATCGGTAGCGCCTGCCGCAATGGTGGCTTCGTCCTGGCTGTAGCCAATCACCGCATCGGTATCGTCAGTGGCCAGAGTGAACTGACCAGCAGCACCGAGCTTGATCGGGCTGTCTTTTTTGTACGCGCCGGGCACACACAACAGCGCCAGTTCGCGCCCCTCCTCCACGTAGTTACCTACAGCGGAATCGCCTTCCGGGACGGCGTCACGAATACCCAGGCCCTGATGGTAGGCGCAGTCGATAATGTAGAGGCGTCCGGTCAGCGCACCAGCCTGTGCGAACTGACCATCAGCGTTGATAATCGCCGCAGTGCCCGGCAACAGGTCAGCGACAGCGGTACGGGTTTCAGTCTTATAAAGCGACTGCCCGTCGATATTTACACGACGATAGCGGGATGCCATGCCGGTCTCCTTTAAAAGTGGGTGACTGTTCAGCCTGCTCGGTTAGGCCGGGAAGTAAGTGGACGGGTCCGGAGCGCCAGTCTGGCCCGGCTGCGTCGCGGAGTTGGTGCCCAGCGGTGCGGCAGTACCCAGCTTGCTGAACATCTCTTTCAGCGCCGGGCCTGACAGGGCATTAGCCACAAGCTCACCGTGTACCGCCTGTACAGCGTCACGCATCGTCTTTTCTTCAGCGCGGGAATTAGCGGTGAGGGTTTCGCTGAGCTGCTGCTGGTTGGTCTGGATAGCTGCAATGCTTTCGCTAAGGGGTTTGAGAGTCGATTCGTTATTAGCGGCGATCGCCTCACCAACGATTTTGCGAAGCAGTTCTGTGTCTTCAGTGGTTAAAGGCATGTCGCCCTCCGTTTGGTGGTTGATTGCAGGCTGTTCCTGCGTGAAAAGAGATTTAACTTTGTTGGCTACGACGGTCACCCATGATTCCTGGCGGGCAACCGGCGTTCCGGTGTCGTCGAAGGAGATTTTTCCGCCCTCAGAGGTGTAGCCGAACACCTGGGCATTTCCCCCGTTGCGGATGATGACCACCTGGCTGTCGGTGAAGTCGGCAACCCAGGCGTATTCGTTCTCGCCGGGTGCAAACCGGGACTTTGCCGCACGGTCGAGGCGCTGCTCACGCTCACGGTAGGATTCGCCCACCAGCGCGCCGGAGTTAGCCTTAAGCGGCGTGGCAAGGTCAGCGTTGACCATCAGGCCTACGCCTTTCTCTGGTCCCGCTGCGGGTAGTTCATGAAGCAGAATGGCGTCGTGGTCGATGGCGTGGATTTTCACCACCCACTTCGCGCCCTGATCCTGCAGGTCTTTGGGTGCCGGGGTGCGCTCACGAAATACGGCGACGCTGGACCAGATAGGATCGGTCGTTTCGCCCTTCTCGATGGCTTCAATGCGCTGCAGCAGCTCCACGCCGCCTGGGGATTCCATGGCTTTGTTCACGTCGATCCACTTTTCCGCATAAACGCGGTTCCCCTGCAGGCTGACGTTGCGGTTCCACGCACCTATAAAGCCCACGTTCAGCCCCTCAGGGGAAAAAGCAGAGACGAACTGACCATCCACCATCGGGTGGCCCAGCGGGGCCAGCGTCCCTTCCAGGGTCCGGTAGTTCGCGCTGATCTCCGCCTCCGGATAGAACTCCTCGTTCATGATGACGTTGGCTGGCAGGGTGTAACTCGGGATCACCACGTGCTCACGGTCGTTATACGTTTCGCGGCGAATGGCTTTGTTATCGACCTTATGGTTGATATGAATCTGAGAGGGCATGCTGATTTCTCGCTGTTATGCGGCGTGGTGGTGACCGCAGCCGCAATCTAAGTGGTTGGCGACAAGACCGGCTTTCTGCGCCTTCTCCAGCCGCTTCTTCGCCATGTCGATGACGTTCGGGTTTAACGGCCTGCCGTCAGCATCCACCAGCACAGCGACCTGCGTGCATTTGCAGTTGATGGCGTTGCCGTCAACGCTGTACCAGTCGCGCACCTCTTCAGTCGTGTAAAGGTGAGCGTGACGGAGTGCGTGTTTACGCCGCGTCGTCGGGCTCAGTGCGGACAGGTGCATCTGCCGCGTCATAATCCCGTACTGCGCTTCGGCCTCGTCTGACTCATCCCACCGGGCGCGGCGCAGCGCCGTGGTGATTTCTGTGCGGGCGATGCGCTTTGCCCGGCTGATTTCAATCCCTGTCTGTTCGGTGAGCCGCTTCGCGATATCACGGGGGTTCTGCCCGCGACCCATGCCATCGGTGAGCACCCGCGCCATGTCCGACTTGATCCGTGCGCTGAGGTTTTTCATTTCCTCAAAAACGCGGGTGCGCACCAGCAGCAGGCGGCGCTGATACGGCTCGCTCAGCAGCAGTTGCTGTAGGTTCTCTCGTCCGGCGGCATACACCGCAGACTGCTGCGAGAGATTAGCGAATTCCTGCGCCGTACCACGCTGGTACGCCTGATTGACGTAATCGCGCCAGTACCAGAAGTTCGTTTCGTTGCCGCCATAAAGGATCTCGTCCACAAGCGCGGAAGCGTTTTCCAGCAGCATCGAAAGCAGCGAGGTGTCCAGGTCGAAGGTGTAGCGAAGGTTTACGGCGGGTGATGCAGCTATACGGTTGAGAATGCCCTGATAAGCTTTTGCGATGCGTTTTATTCGTCTGGCGAACTCGTTAATCGCGCCGCGTTCGAGCCGGTCAGCGCCAGTGGGATCGTTAAGGTTTCCCGGCAGAATCGGAGGTTTCGTTTTCCTCGTCTTCATCGTCCTCCTCCAGCGGTTCAGGTGAGCCTTCGTACCCGGCGGCCACACGGATTTCCTCGCCGGTAAATGGCTGCTCGCCAGTGGCAATGGAAGCGCTATTGATGTCGGCCATCAGTTTGGCGGAAGCCAGTTTCTCAGCGCCTGAGCTTGCGTTCAGGTCATCCCAGATAACTGTTTTCTGCGGCACCGCGTCGAGAATGCCAAGCGCTACCAGCTTGTCGCACAGGTCTTCGATGTCGAACGACAGATCGCCGCGCCGGGACTGGCAGCGCGCATTAAAATAGCGCTGGTCCTCGGTGCTGGCCCGCTCACCCGTCTGCATACCGACGAGGATTTTGGTTGGGATATCCAGCGCGGCGGCGGCCGTCTGCAGGTTGACGTTATAGGTTGGCCCGGGGTCAGCGACAGCGGACACCAGTGGCGTCACCGTTGCGCCCTGGGTAGTCAGCAGCGCATCGTTGCCGCGGTTAACCTCAACGGCGGCCTCGTTAAACTTCTCCTGCAGTTCTTCGACGCTAACGCCGTACATGGATGCGAGGTTGCTGAACTCAATTTCTCTGTCGAAGTTAATATTCAGCTGGCGCGCAGCATTCTTCAGGAAAGATTCACCGGAACCGCCTTCCACCTTCTCCAGGCTGACGAAGGGGTTATAGGCAGGCTCCAGAAAGCCGATAGCATCGGTGGAGTAATCACCCAGGATGAACACGCGGTCAGGGTGCACATCCACGCGCCGTGTGCTGCCGTTCGGTAGCCTCTCCACGTACTGCCACATCTTCGGCTGCCCGTAGGTGCGCGAGTTCAGGCCAGTATCCCATTCCAGGGGCACAAGTGCTCCCGCCCATGCCACCGTAATCTTTTCCAGCCCCTTACCTCTGGTGACGGGCAGGTTCCAGTCTTTACCGTCGCGAATATGCAGCAGAATGCCAGAGTAGCGGCCCACCAGTCGACGGAGGTCTGCCTCAGCAAATGCACGCCAGAAGCGATGGGTAAAAATGCCTTTTGCCCTGCGCTCCCAGTCAGTCACCTTGCGGGTTTCGTCCGCCTTTTCACCCTCGATAATCTCCGGGTTACTGAGCCAGCATGTGCCGGTAATTTTACGCACCGCGCCGTGTGCGATGCCGCCGCGTCGGTACAGCCTGTATAGGTCATCAAAGGTCAGATCCTCTTTGAATCCGTATTCGCACCACGCTGAATTGCGTTTGGCATCCAGCCCCATCGTCGGGTTAGCCGCCAGCATACGGGCGCGCGCAAGCCTGGCATCAGCCAACGCATGGTTGACGGCCAGTTGAAGGTTATTGTTCATGCCAGGGTCCGTTTGGTGTTTTAACGCCCTTGTAGGCGCTTAGGAATCATCATGCCCATCGGCTGCGCGCCGCCGAGCTCTGTGAGTGCGTACACCGCCGCGTCGAGACGGTCAGGCGACTTTTTGGCGGTGGCCGGCACGTATTCCATTAGCTGATTCTCCAGCACGTAGAGGTTGCCGTTGTGCGCAACGCGGCCCTGCTCATAGAGCGCAGATATCGGTTCGGCTCGGGCATATTTCCCTTTGCTGGCATGCACGCGAATGATGCGACCTTTGTACCCGGCGTTACGCAGCGTTTCCTCAGCCATATCGCCGCCCTGATTCGTTTCGATAACGATCGCGTCGGCTTCGTGTTCTTCGTAAGCCCACATGGCCTTTTTGGCCCAGCCAGCCGGTGAATACTTGCCGCTGTAGTCTCCATCGACAGAGAACTGCTTTTTATCACCAGCACCATAGGCGCTCGCGGCCACTATGCCGGATTCATCACTTTCATCGCTGTTGGTTGCCTGTGGGTCGATAGCCACCACCGAGCGAACCTTATCGAAACGGATCTGCAGGTCGCGGGCGGCGCTGATCATCGCCTCATTCCACAGCGCACCCTCGGCGTTGAAACGTCGTGGCTTCTGCATGTACTGCGCCTCAGCGGTACGCCGGTGCGAGAACAGGGAAAGGCGGTGAGTCTCGTTGTGCTTGAAGGGCCAGAGCCAGCCATCAGGCAGACCGTGGTCAACCGGGATAGCGTGGGTGTTTTCCGGGTACTGCGCCGAATATGCCTGGCTGTTGTCGATCAGAACCGGCAGATTAAGGTGATGCCACTTTTCGCCGGAACCGCCGCGCAGCAGGTAGCCGCTCAGGTCTTGATAGTGGATGCGCTGCATAATCACTATCATCGGCGTCGTTTCGATCGCCAGACGTGACTTGATGGTTTCGTTAAAGCGGTTGTTCACGCCGTCGCGTACGATCTCACTATAGGCATCATCAGGTTTAACCGGGTCATCGATGATCAGCGCGCCCTGCCAGCCTGGCTCCATGTGCCCGGCACGGAAGCCGGTAACCTGTCCGGCTGCCGAACTGGCATACACCCCGCCACCGAATTCGTTCCACCACATCGCCTTACTGTCGGCATCATCGCGCAGCGACATGGGCCACATAGCCTGATAGGCCTGCGATTTGATCATGCCGCGTGCGGTCGAGGAGTTAAGCAGTGCCAGCTGGTGGGAGTAAGACAAGTGCATGAAGCGGGCACGCTGGTTAAGCGCCAGCCCCCGCCCCATCATGTTGATTGTCGCTAATTCTGTTTTGGTATATCCGGGTGGAACGTTGATGATCAGACGCTGTATTTCGCCATCTATCACTCTGTCCAGCGTCTGCTGAATTACCCGGTGATGCGGCGCGACGATCATCTTGCCGCCGGTACGCTGCTTGAAGAAGTAGCGTGCGTAATACAGCCCGTCCTCCACGCATTCCACACGGCGGGCGAAAAGCTTTTGCTCAGCAGTCGTCATCCTCCAGCATCTCCCGCCGCGCAGCTTTGTAATCATCTTTGTTCATGGTGACTGTTTCAATAGCTCCACCGTTCGGCCCGGAATGCTCGAACTTATGCTTATTGGTGTAGGCGTCACCCACCTCTTTGGCCGCCTGCTCAATAAGCTGGGAGGCCAGAGCGAAGTTCTTCATGACCTCTGTTTGCATCGCCATTCTGTTCAATGCACGAAGCCTGTACGCCTTATTTGCAATCGGAATTTCGGAAACCTCATTCAAAAAGCGATCGCGAGTGGCATGAAACAGGTCGATCCATTTTTTTGCCAGTGCCTTGCCGCTGACCTTTGTAGGGTCATGAGACTCCACTTGCTGGCGGGTAATCTTTAAGCCGAATTCTTTCTGGACAGCCTCGACCACCTGAGAGGGAGTATCGAAGCATGCAACAGACTGAATGATGAAGGCCTTTACGTCAGGTTTAAGTGCAGCCATAAATCACCATCCGTCCTATACAGTCCAATATTCAGGCCAGTTTTAGCAGGCACGTTCCACACGCCCTGGCGATATCCAGATGCGCAACCTCCGCAGGCCTGTTTGCAACATCTACCAGTTGCTGAACATCGCGACTGGCTCCATAGCGCCGGACAACGCCGACAAACTCTTCCACATCGTGGCCACGCAGTTTCAGCTTCGGCTGTCCTTCACGTGTGAACTTCGGCGCGCCAAACTCATCTGTCTCCTGGGCAATGTGATAAAGCTCGTGCTCCACCAGCGCGCAGAACTCCAGATCCGAACACTGAGCACAGTAATCTGCCGCCAGGGTGATAATGAAATCAGGAATGCGCCCGAACCATTCATACATCTGTTGTTCCATTCGGGCCTTTTGCCAGCCGCCAGCACGCATCATTACCTCTTCCGCCTGGCCCAGTACGGCTCGCCCTTTTTTCTCGAAGGCATTCGACGCCCAGAGGAAGCACAAATCAGCCTCTAGCAGGTGGGAATGGTCAGGGTTATACAGGCTTCCGTCGTCGCTCAGTATCTCGGCATGCAGCCATTCGTGAACGCCTTCAGCAGGCATGATGCGTATGTAGGGCTTGAAGTCGAGGTTGTCTACAAATAGGGCCGGCGGATATGGGCGCTGTGTAATGTCGTGAGCCATACCATCAAATGCCTCGATACAGCAGGCCGCCCGGCTTTACCGCGTTGCGGATAGCATCGGTTACGGCTTTATTGATGGCCTGATGCAATGCGGATTCTGACATATTCTGTGCATTAACAGTAACCTCAAACCGGTCAGCCAGAAATTCCACCTTCTTATTGCCTTCGACGTTGATGTCAAAGGCTGCGGCGTATTGCTTACCGTTAGCGTCGGTATTGCTCTGAATATTGCACGCCTCGATAGCGCTAGGCTGGATGAGTGCATCGTTGATAAAAGTTTCACCCTTATCAACCACAAGCCCACCAGTAAAACTAACAGGCAAACTATCCCACGATTCTGGCTGTTCATCTTCGCCAATACGCAAAGCCAACAGCTTGTAGCCATCCGGCATAAGGACGCGCTGGTGTCGTGCAAACGGCGTTTCGGTATAACCATCAAACACAATACTTCCTACCATAAACCCTTCAAACACTGGCCCCTGCTTGAGCCATTCAGGATGCACTGCATATAGATGAACGCGGCACTTGGCACCTTGCTTAATCACATTGCCATATACATCACGACTCACGGCACCCAAGGCAGGCAGGGTGACAGACACATTAATAATTTGATGCGTATTGCTCATGATATTTCCTTTAGATGTGAGCCTGTCGCACGGGACAGCCGCCCGAGAGAAGCGGATCCCCAGGCTCACGGCTGAAAGACTCTCTGTAGTGCGCGTGCGAGGCGCATAAAAAAAGCCACCAGCGGATGCCAGTGGCTTGAACTTTAAATAGATGAGTATTCTCAGGGATCTGACTTATTTGGAGGCCTGGCTATGCAAAGCGATATCAATTAGATGGGCTTAGGAACCTAAATGCATCCCTGATTTGCATAGAGCTCAAATCATCAATATTCGTTGCTACTGTAATGCCCAGCGAATCACCAGTTAGTGAGGGAACTATTGCTGTAAAAACTTCCAGTTCCGTTTCACTTCCATCAGAAAGAGTCCATCTCAATGACGTAATACCTTCCTGGACGTTTATAACTGACGGTGCTTCGTTCTTTAGTATCAGAATCACGTTGATCATATCGTCTCTCGCCTTGGGTTCCGAAAGAACATTATCACAGGCACTCAGTGAATGCCTGCTGTAATGCCCATCCCTTGCAGGGGATATTTACGATTTATCCGCCAGAGGGGTTATCAATCATCGAGCGCCCCGATTGAGGCTTTTTGTAATGGCCATAAAAAACCGCCCGTAGGCGGCCTGTCAGTTCTCAATGCACGTTATCTCTTCGTCAGTGAGGATTGAGCATGCAACTTGCATGACTTTATCTCTGTTTTTCCATACGCGTATATGTAATTTCCCCCACTCTAAGGCAGCGCTTTCGATGCTTTCCGTCAGTCCTAGCGACTCAAGTTCATCAGCTAATCGCTGCGCCGCATTAAAAACGCCCCTGTCGCCAATCAGCATTGTGAACTTTAAACCATTTAGGCAAATAGCGTGCTCACTCATTTACTTTTCCTTGGTGTGTTTTCCGCATATTAACCCAGCCTCGCAACGCTACATAGCATGGTTATCCATTATCAAGCCCACCAGCAGATGAGCTTTGTAATGGCTTATTCAGCTGGCTGAATATCAATGAAGTAGTCTTTGCCCTGCTCAAACTGTTCGAATGCAGCCGGGTTCGAGACAACCATCTGCAATTGGCCGCCAGGTGTGTACTTTGACCATGACTTGTTTTCTTCGGTGTCAGCGGTCACAGGGCTCATGTGGATTGTACGGTGTGAATCACCATCTGCTTTCTGAATGAAGTGGCAGCGGAATTTAGCGCGAACGGACATGTTGTTTCCTCAGTTAGTAAAAAGCGCCGCTATTGCGAGGCTCGGTTATTTCAGGCACTGCATCCGCACGTATTCCTGCAGGCCAGTCAGTTGCTTGGTGACTGTGGCGATTCGCTCTCTGAGGGTGAAATAATCCCGTTCAGCGGAGTCAGTAAGTCTGGGGCCTGCGCCATCATCCAGGCCGGTGGTGCCGGTCGTTCCGTTCGTGGAACATCTGGCGTTGAGCTGCAGCCGACGCTTGCCAGTAGCAACATCGCGCTCAAGCTGATCGATAGTTTCCTGGGCATCTGCCAGATCCTTCGTGTATTTGGCATCAAGCGCGGCCACGTCACGCTGGCGCGTCTGCATGTCGTTGATTGTGTCGTTCGCAAGATTGAGGTTGTGCTCAGCGGTATCGGCGCGATGCTGTTCATCAGCAGCTTTCCCGTGGTACCAGAATGCCAGTGCGCCTAGGGCGGCCATCACGACCAGCAGCAGAACCGGCTTCCAGTCAAATTTCATTCTTACTCTCCGCCAGGCACATTGAACGCTCCATCTCGCGGCGGTTCTGCAGACCTTTCCACTTCATTCCACCCGCGTAAACCCAGCGGCGCATTTCTTCGCAGGCTCCGGCGTGATCGCCTTTGTTCAGCTTGCGCAGCAGCGTGGATTTAGAGAACGCATCAGAGCCGACATTAAACACGAAGCTGTAGAGCGCGGCGCGCTGGTATTCGTTCAGCGGGACTTTGACCAGGCTATCGACCGTTTTCTTGGCTGGCTGTAGGTCTTTCCACAGCAACTGATCGCACTCGCGATCGGTATAGGTCTTACTCTTCACAATATCCCGGCCTGTATGACCATCGCAGACGGTCCACACTCCGGCCACGTCTTTGTAGGCTTCGTACTTCCGCCCTTCGACGCCATCCTGTCCGCCGAGAAAGAGAGAAGCGATCAGCATTGCCCCCCCACCAGCGGCGGCAATGAGTTTATTACGCAGGCTGCTGGTCATTGGCATTTAGTCATCTCCGACTTTTACTGCGGGGCCATATTTTTCAAGCGCGCGGATCTGAGCGTTCGATACTTTGCGCTTAAAGTACAGGTTGATAAAAAGTGTCAGCAGCGCCACCACAATACCGGCAATCACGCCAACGGCACTCCATTCATCGGGACTTAGCCGGTTCAGTAAACCATTAGCAACCGAACCGGCTGATGCGCCATAGGCAGCGCCAGAAGCTAATTTGCTCATATTGTGCATATCTCTCACCTCCGATTAATTCGGGGTGCTGTGTGAAGTGGTTAAAGGTATAGCCGCAATCTGACGGCTAAATGCACTCTGTCAAAGGCTGCCATGAAGCGACCTTTTGCAAAGGGTTATTTTTTAGATTTGAACGACCAGAATCGGGAATCAAGCAGCATGGCGAGGATATGAAAAATGCCTCACCGGGAACCCGGTGAAGCATTTGGTTTAAAGCGGTGGTACCAACGGACCGTCTAACACCTCGACTTCGTCGTTGTTGCAGACGTCACAACCACGTGTCAAATACCAGACACCATTAACTATCTTTCCAGAGAGCATGTCTTCCACCTGTTCATTTTGAAAATAAGCAACCTGGACGACATTGACATGACGTATCCAGTAAAAGCCTTCTCTCATATTTCTACCTCCTCTTGCCTGTAAGTCCCTATCCAAATCCATTTGCCGGGTTTAAGAGAAAATATAAGACATAACCGCGATCAGGGCAGACAATGAAATTATCGCGTATAAAAAATTTTAATGGTCCGCCATAGAGGACTCGAACCCCGAACCGCAGAGGTAGAAGCTCTGTGCTCTCTCCCGTTGAGCTAATGGCGGATAAAAAAAAGACCTGCTCGGATAAACAGGTCTCAAATCAGGTAGAGTGTGTCTGGTGCCGGGTGCCTCCCGGTGAGACGCTGACTGGCTTCATCGTCCCGCATGCATATATATCAACAAAGGTAGCCAGTATTGCCCCTCCGCACAGGGGGATTCACCATGCCATTATTGGAATATGGACTGTCAAAGAATGCACTTTGAGCATAGCCCTGCCAGCCCGGTATGCAATACAACTTAAGAGCGACTTTTCAGAACTGAGAATGCCATCAAAAAAAGCGCTATTTTGTCGCCTTAAGCAGTGGCAGGAGCAACACAACCACACCAGCCACCAGCACGCCTTAAGCCAGAACCTACATCAATTTGCTGATAAAGCCTGACGTTCAACAGACACATCAGCCCCCCCCTGTAGAAGCCGGGCATGACTCGACAAAATAAAAAAGCCCGCGCATGCGAGCCTCTGTAAATTCTTTGCCACTTCCCGGAGTGGCCACGCTCATGCCCTTGAGGTGCTGTCGCTTCATCGCCGCTAATAACCGGTGCGCATCTGGCGTTCGCGCTGCTTTACCGGAGCTTGTTTTGATCTATGAACCCTGACCCATCACCACACAGGCTCGCCCGATGGCGACTCGGGGCAACATCATAACTGCTGCACTACCTTGCGGCTGCGGTCTGCCCGCTCAGATATGCATTTTCTTACCCTCCAGAAACGACAAAGCCCCACGGTGTGATCCGCAGGGCTTTCTTGTGTTACCGACTCAACGAATGCAGTAACCCATCGTTAGAAAGAAAATAACACAGATTCGGGAAAAGTAAATAGCCCACGATAAAATTGCAGGCTATTTTAATGAGCTCTATCTGGTTATCTGCTTGAGCTGTGATTCAGCCCAGGCCTCTTCGATATCAAATTTCGTGATCAGCTGGTCGTAAAACGGCTTAACCGACTTCTTCCAGGTATCAAGGCTGATCGCGTCCGTAATCTTGCACACAGCCGCATATGCCTCAGTTGAGGGGATACGCTCATATCCACGTCCGCCGCAGCGCTTACAGTCGGCCAGAACCGGTACGCCCTGCTCCTCTGTCAGTTCCTGATTCACTGCTTTACCGCGACCGTGGCAGTCTTTGCAGGCGCAACTGACCACTTTCTTCCCCTTGCAGGTCGAGCAAAGTATCTTTGCGACCTCTTTGACATGGCGCTTAACCTCGAAATCACCCGGCGACTGCTTAAGATCTTTGGCCCACTGGGGAAGCTTCATGGTGTAGTGCGATTTCATCGTGAAAACATCAGCCTCAATGAATCCCTGACCCGAGCAGCAATCACACTGTTTCACGCTGGCGGCGCTGCGCGAATAGTCCTCAAACGCAAACATGGCCAGCTGATGCATTACCAGCGGCTTCACCCCGTCGCCAAGCTTGCGCAGCGCGGCAACCTTATTGCATTTTGACAGCGCGTATTCGGCCAGCAGCGCGATCGCCCTCTCCCGGTCGTTATGGCTAATCCCCATCTTACCGAGGAAAGCGCTGTACCCCATGGCGGCGCGTTCCTGCGTCATGCCCATTGCGGCCATGACATCGGTACCGGTCAGGGCATCTGATGCGGTAGCGCGCGGGGAGTCGCTGATCATCGTGGACTTTGCGAAGTGGTATTTCACGGTGTTTTCGAGGTTCATGCTGCGGCTCCTGCCATTAGGTAAGTGCGGATAAAGTTACGAAGGATGCGATAGTCCACCAGCACCGTTCCCGGGCGGTGATAAATGCGGAGGCGCAGCCAGCGCATGCGAAGCGATTCGATCAGTTCCGGTTTCATGCGGCCACCTGCTGTTTCAGTTCTTTGAGCTTTGCGCGGTACTCATCGCGGATCCGGATGTAGTCGTCGCGCTTCCATTTCGGTAATACGTGCGAGCCCATCAGGGCATCAAAGCGGGCCTGGCCAATCTTCTGTATAAGCGCTGGCCGATAATTGATCAGGTTACCTGAGAGGTGGTTATTGCAGGCTGAGCACTGCTTGTGACAGTTATCCTCGTAGAACCGTAATTCTGGATTGGCACCGGTCGTTCGGAAGTGCCCGGCATGGTACTGCCCATCATGGTGGCGACCACAGCTGATGCACGGCAAGTGGCGATCCCGGTACCGGATGAACTCGTTGAATGCCTGCTGGGCTTGTTTGACGAAGTAACTGAGTTTCTTCACTGCCTGGCGGCGTTCGGACTGCAGTGCACGCTGCTCTTTCTCCTCTTCGCGCTGGCGTTTCTTCTCAGCACGCTGCGCCTCAGCCCGGTTCTTTGCGGTCTGCTCTTTGGCTATGACGGTGGCGCACTCGTAGCAGCAAACTACCTGACCGTCGCGCACCGGGTGAAACCACTGACGACATTCTTTGTTTGCGCACTTACGGCGGGGTTTCTTTTTCAGAATGGCAGGCATTGTTGGCCACCTCCCTGAATTGCGTTCAGCTCCCTGCGATGCTCGTTCAGATAGCTGTTCCAGTGAGCTTTTCGAATAATGGCAGCCTGTTCTTCAAGCAGGGCTGGTTCACGAATAGCCTTACCTTTTCGATTTTGGTCTTCCCGGATAACACCACCATTCATATGCAGCGCCTGGCAGAGCGGACAAAAATCTCGGGTTTCCATGCCACCTGCTTTCCCTGAGAAGAAGATATTGCCGTGGCATGTCCCGCATTCAGCACATATCGGCGCATCGCACGTGAAGATGCCTCGTGCATTGCTGAGGTGATGGTATTCATCCTCATCTGCATCCCAGCCAATAATCCCGTCGCATAACAGGGTCGCGGGTTTGCCGCAGAACAGGCATTTCGATGATTTAGCCACGCTCACCCCCACGCCTTGCTTTGCCAGACCCGGCTCGGGCGCGGCGGCTTATTGCCTTCAGGCAGGCGGGCGCTAACAGTCCAGGTGATGTAATCGGGATTAAGGCTGCGCTCAGCTATGACGCCGCGGCGTCGGTAATCCACCAGCAGCTGTTCAGCCTGTTGCGTGGTGCAGTCAGTGTGATGGAACCAGGTCTCTTTCATCGACTCAGCTCCCGAAGCTCATCAGCTGCGCAGCGGCGTTCTCTGCCTCCGCCTGGCTGCGGAATGCGCGGGAGAGGATCCAGCGCCACAGCACATCGAGCGCTGCGCGATAGAGCTGCTGGAACTCGGTTTCGTCCATGCTGGCGAACGCGATGCTGCGGGGGTGCTTGCGGAGTGTGCCGTCAGGCAGCTGGATGGCGTCGTAGTGACCCGCCTCTACGATCACCCAGGAGCGGTAGGCGTCGAACGATTTGCAGATGCAGATGCTACCGGCGCGGCGGTCAGCGATACGTGCAAGATACTGCTCAGCGGCATCCATTAACGCGGGTTCGCTGCCGCCGAACGTTGCGAGGTATTTTGCATACCCGGTCACCAGCTTACGCTCGTTTGAAGAGATGGCCCCGCCGGTTGGCTCCCAGTATTCGAAACCGAGATTAAGCAGCGCGAAGAATTTGCGATGGAATGCCGGGTTACGCAGCTGGCGGAAATCTGCTTCGAGTACCGCGCCGAGCTTGCATTTTGAATGCAGAAAATCGCTGGTCTCCGGCGTGGCGGGGATCAGGATTCCTGATGACTGCTTGATGAGTTGTAATTGCGCCATGGTGTTCACTCCGTGGCGCAGCAGGTTTACCGGCTGTTCAGACCGATGAGATCATATTATCAGATGGGCCATCAATACGATAGCCAAGACCCGTGAGGAATTGCACAACGGCATTTGGAGTGAAAATTATTTCTTCATCCAGCAGCGGGCGCATTGAGATCAACCCTCCACTTCGGTAGACAAGAAAGCGGTCTCCACCCGGAAAACTGCACATCACTGCTCCATCAGCCCGCCGGACAACATCGTACCAGTCATCATCTGATGGATTTAAATCACTATCACCCACGTTATCCCCCCTGTTCAGCCTTAAAACTTAGCTCGCACAACTCAGTAAAACCAGTCGTCTGCGCTTTCCCAGGTTTCTTGCAAGATCGTCTCTACTGCTTTTTTTTGCTCTTTATCTCCACCCATAACGCTGAGGCTATCAGTCGAAGCGCGACGCACTGTCAATTTGCATTCTGAGAACTGATTGTTTAATCGTTTTGATAGCTCGCTCTCAAGAGCTGACATCGCGCCGTCAGGCAGTTTTTTTGTACGTTCAATGGTTACTTCAACACGCATAATGTTCCCTCCCACTGGAATTACTGTATAAATAAACAGTACACGCAATGATGAGAATGATCAACTTGTTAAGAGCACAAAAAGTATAGTGCCGACATTTTGGTCTTTCTGTAAGCCATTGAATAGAAAGCTACCGCGAGTGTCAGGTATGATTTGGTATGTTTTTCCTTATATCTGCTTTTTACCAATCGCGGAAGTTGATAACGACACAGTTTTTTTCAATGAAGATCACTTAGAGATGGGTGTAATATTCACGCAATTATTTCTTAAAGAGATGAATTTATGATCAGCCTTGTTAAACATCCATTACTTGCGCTTTTGTTACTGACTGGCGCAGCCCAAGCTTCGTATGAATCTAATGCAGAAGATGCAAAAGTTGAGATGGGAAAAGCATTTTACAAGATGGGTGTTCTTACTCAGTCCTTCACCGAAAAAGGTAAATTACAGGGTGAAGCTTTGGGTTATGAATTCGCCAACAAATTTACTTACAAGATGGACGATTTTATTGGTAGTGGTGTTAATGCTGGTGCGTCCTGTGCAGACATTGCCCAGAAACTTGACGAGCAATTAATTACCCCGTTCTCAGAACATATGAGAGCTGAAAGCGGTAACGTCAGCCCGAAGGTTTCTCCAACTGTAGCTGACAAATTTGTGACGAAGTTCAGAAAAGCTTCTCTCAAATATACAACCAACCGCTGCGAGTATCTTAATGAATAAAAGATGCTGTAGTGCCTTCTAAGCATCCCGTTAAGCGGGTAATGCGCTTTTAAATTTCTGTCCTAGCGTGCCCTAATTTTCGCGATGTATGCTTCTTGCGCAAAGCCGCCCTTAACTTAGGGCAGCTTAAAAGTTATTATGCCGCCTTCTCTTTCACTAAGCACATCTCCGGCAGATTTGCCCGCACCAGCGCCTCAGCAAACGGCGGCGGTACCGCATTGCCGCAGCGCGCAACCTGTTTGTCTTTGGCGTAGCGCGTACCCATGTAGTCACGGTCAATGATGTACCACTCCGGGAAGCCCTGGGCGCGATATAGCTCAACTGGCTGAAGCATACGCATGCCGATATCAACGATGCGATAAACAACGCCGCCAATCGTCACCAGCCCGTCGCAGTCCTCGCCGCAGTATTCCCGCAGAAAGGCGATCACCTGATCAGCGCGCTGCTGATCGTAATCCTCAACAGCCAGATAAGTTTCGACGTTCCCCACATGCAGCCCGCCAGCTGTTAATCCCGGCGCAGGTACATCCACAACTCGCCCATCGCGACACGTGCCGCGCAACATAACCAGATGCGACGCAACCAGCCCATGATGATCAGTGGTGGTAATCGTGTGTGCAGGCGCATCCATCGCCGCGCCCGGCCCGCAGTAATTCCCGCCGAAGTGTTTAACGAGGTTCGCAGCAACCAGGCCAAACTTGCCACCACCTGCTGTTACTGTACCCAGAGGCTTTTCAAGCTGAAGAACACGCGGCTGCTGTCCCGGACGTTCGCCGTAACCCATCTGGATCAGCGTCGGCGTGACGAGTTGCGACTTACCGCCGCCGCCAGCAGTGACCGTTGCGCTCGGCTCATCAGCACGGTGCCCGATGCTTGCTCCGAACTGACGACTAATAAACGGCGCTAACTGTGCCTCAACCAAGCCCAGGGCGTGACCATTTCCGCCCGGGCGCGCAGACGTGCCAGCGGTGACGGTTGGTACCGGGGCAGTGACTTCTTGCCCGGTGGCACCGGTGCGGAACTTCGTCAGATGCGGTACCGCGATGGCGTAACCGTGGGTTTTGGTTATGGTCTGTAACGGCTCGTCCAGCGCCTGCCCACGGAAGCAGTCGTATTTACCCTTCGTTGTGGTGTGATTGCATTTCACGATGAATGGCGAAGCACTATCCAGCACGAACCGCTGAACACCGCGCGCGATGCGTTTAAGCGTATTTCCCGCCAGCGGCTTTTTGCGGTCGAAGATGGACAGGGCCGGGATTGACCAGTCGATACACTCGGCAGCAGTGCGCCACGGTTTGAGTTTGCCACCCTGCACAGCTGGAGTTTTCGGGTCGCCGTGAGTCGGCTCCGGCCAGGTCACCGGCACCCCGTCGCAACGCATTACCATGAAGAAACGCTTACGAATCGTTGGCGCGCCAAAGTCGCAAGCGCGCAGCTCGCGGTGATCAACGGCATAACCCAGTCCAGCCACCAGCTGCTGCGCCAGCACGCCATCGGGAGTAATGCCCAGAAACTCGCAGCACTCTGCCAGCGCCGGATGATCTGCCCGAATTCCACCGGACAACATCCCGCAAAAAGCTTCGAACGTTTCACCAGCACGGGTTGGATCCGGGCGCATTTCAGCAGCCAGCAGCGGTCCCCACGTTTTGAACTCCTCCACGTTCTCCAGCATCATCACGCGCGGCCGTACCGCCAGTGCCCAGCGAATGACGATCCACGCCAGTCCCCGGATGGACTTCTCCACGGGCTTTGCGCCTTTTGCCTTCGAGAAGTGACGGCAATCAGGAGAGAACCACGCCAGCCCCACCGGGCGGCCCGCAGTCGCCGCTGCCGGGTCAATATCGAACACACTTTCGCAGTAATGCAGCGTGTCCGGGTGGTTGGTGCTGTGCATCGCAACGGCGTTCGGGTCGTGGTTAATCGCAATGTCCACGCTTCGCCCGATCGCCAGCTCGATTCCTGTGCTGGCCCCGCCGCCCCCTGCAAAATTATCAACGATGATTTCTCTCACGCGTATTTCTCCATGGCAGTGGCCAGCGAACAAGCGGCGATTACGATCGCCGGTACCGGCATTTTCTCCAGCCACATGCGATTGATGTGGAACTTTAAGCGGCGCTGGTGGTGCGCCGGCAGTTCCCCGGCGCTTTCAACCTGTGCATAGACCAGTCCGACCTCAGCGGGCCAGACCGTATCTGGCACGTCCACCAGTAGCAGGCGCTCCAGCTCGATGATGCGACTGGCAGCGTATTGCAGAAGTAAATCGGCATTACTCACGCTGCATCCTCCCTTGCCGATTCGCCCGGTAATTTCTGACTGGCTTTAGAGAGCAGCGCCTCCAGATTGCCGAAGATCCCACGCAGACGCTGAATCTCTGAATCCTGCGCCAGCCGGTAACTTGCCTCGTTAATCGCCCTGGTCAGCTGATACACCGTTGCATCAGCAGGCAGTCCCAGCACTTCAGCCAGTTCTTTTTGCGCCGAATTCAGGCTTAAAGCCTGCCGCTCCATTTGCTCACGATGCCAGCGCGCTTCCTGTTCAGTCTGCTGGGATACTTCTGCCCTGCGCGTCTCCTGTTGCGCGATAGCTGATTCAAGTCGGGCTTTTGCGTTATAAGCCTGCGAAACCAGGCTGGAGATTTCCTGTCCGTGCCGCTGCGCCAGTCTGGTTTCGTTAACGTACACCGGCGCGGTGCGAATCGATAACCGGGAACGTTCGGTTTCCCGGCGGATACCGTCAATGACCAGTTTTATCCAGGCATCGCGGGGCAGCGTGTCGATCGGGCGCATAGTTGGCCCTTTAACCGTATGCCAGCCGCCCTCTTTGCGAACCATAAGCCCGCAGCCTTCCGGGATGTCGGATTTCTTCAGCATCCCGTCGGGAACAGCGAAAACCACGGCGCTGGCGTACGCAAAATACTTTGTGAATTTCCCGGCGGTCACATCCGCGCGGAAATCAGAAACGCTGACTTTGATCTCGTAGACAACCGGGCAAAATTTGCTGAATGAGCACGGCAGTGCGTAAACGTCCGGGCGCGCCGTGCCACTCGGGCCGAGTTGCATGTCTTCCCAGACGATGCGGGCAGTGTTCTGGCGCAAATGTTCAGCCAAATCATGAGCCAGTGCGTTATGAGTCCATTTCATTGTTTTAACTCCCCGGCGCGCAGTTGTGCAGCAGCACCAAAGCACAATTCAATAGCATCGTGATAAGCCATCCGATCATTTTCCGGCAGATGCTGAATATTCTGTTTGATGTGCACCGTTGCGCACTCAACGCCCTGCGCTTTCAGCTCGCTAACCGCTGCTGCTGTGGCCGGATGGCGCAGAACTTCCAGCGCGTCATGTAGCAGCGCAGAAGCCGGATTCAGGGAGTTCTTAACCGGCCTGATGCCGCTTGCGCTGTACTGCCAGACCAGTCGCCCGATGATGTCAGCGCGGGCCACGTTGTCTGCCGCCAGGGTGTCGCACTGCTTTGACTTTTCACGCAGTGCTACTGTGGTGCAGTCCAGGCGTTCGGCCAGCTGCGTGACCATCTTCGCCATATCGATGATCGGTGTGTCGCTCGACATCAGACGCGCGAACTCATGCCCCGCCGCAACCAGTTCTTTGTTGTTTTTAGCTTCACTCATGACCGTGCACTCCCGAAAATTTTATGAATCTGATAGCCCTGCCAGTTCTGGCGACACACTGTTGCTACTGATGGCGGTTCCTGCTGCGTTTTCACCATACAAACACTCACTACCGGCTTCGCAGCAGGGGATGCTTTCGGGGGCTTAGGCGGTTTCACTTTTGCCTGCCAGCGCTGCAAAAGCCGGTACTCCGGGTGGCGGGCCTTACCGATATTTTTGATAATGCCGATCCGCACCAGGCGGCCCAGGATGGCGTGAGTGTGCTTGTTGCTCCAGCCGAGGTTCCGCTCCAGCTGAAGCGGCGTTGCGGTTTTGTTTGCATCGAGAAATGCGATTACCGCCAGTTGGTCTTTGCTACGCATTGTTACCTCACTTAGCGATACGGAGATGGCTAACGTTTTTGCGATAGCTTCCCCAGTCGAAATTTACCCACATGCCGCCGTCCATCTGGAGACGGTCCATAACGCGTGCACCGAGTGTGTCAACCAGTTCGCCGTGGTTCAGATTGGTCAGGATGCCGACCGGGCGCATGGAAGAAAGGCGACGGTCGATGACCTGGTTGATGATCACCTTCTCACCACTGGAGCCACGCTGTATTCCGACTTCGTCCAGTACCAGGAGATCGACGTTGCACAGGTCGTTCAGCAATGACGATTCGGACTGTCCGTCGTCATAGCACTCGCGGACCCGGAGCATCAGGTCAGGGATGGTCACCACCAGAACGGAGTGGCCAGCAGCCAGCAGGTGGTTTCCGATTGCTGCCGCAAGATGATTTTTCCCGGTGCCCGGCGCGCCGCTGAAGACGAAACTGGCGAATCCTTCTCCGCCGAAGTTCTGCGCGTAGCTTTTCGCCATGCTGTACGCCTGGCGCTGCTCCGGGCACGACACGTCGTAGTTTGCAAACGAACAGCTGCGGTGCAGGGCCTGTATGCCGGCGCGGCCAAAAATCTTCTCCGACCGTGCCCGCTGATTCATTCTGTCGATTTCCTCAGAGCGTTTTCGGCCTTCGGATTCCTGCCAGGTCTTCCACTCTTCGACGCTGCTGAACTTCGGCTGCACGTTAGCCGGAATGATTTTCTTCAGGCGCTCAAGAACGCTGCCAGTACCGATTACGTTTTTCATCGCTACCCCCTGAAACCCGGTGGAATTTTTGTATCTGGCTGTGAAATGTGGTTCACATCCCGGCCCGCTTTACGGCCACTGGTGCCGAATTTTGGTTTGAACAGACCCTGATACCCGTTGGCAATGCTGGTGTTGATCACATCTGCCGGATCGTGACCGTCATCCAGGCAGGCTTTAAGCAGGCTGAAAGCTTTGGTCACGGTCAGTTCGGTTTTAATGGCCTTTCCGGACTGCTGGCGATATGCAACCCACTCTTCCCACGCCTTCGAATCCAGCCACTCAGGAACAGGTATGCTCATCGGATCAAACTTCACCTTCCCCCCTGGGGGATTAGAGGGGGTTAGATCTTTTATATCTGTCTTTGGAAGAATGTATTTGGTGTTCCCTGTTTTCGGGGATACCTTTCCCTGTTTTCGGGGATAACCATCCCCGTTTTCAGGGATGGTTTGAGGGTGATTTTTACCATCCCCGTTTTCAGGGATAGCTGTCCCTGTTTTCAGGGATGTCTCTCCCTGTTTTTGGGGATGGTTATCCCTGTTTTCAGGGATGGCAATAAACCATGTGCCATCGTCAGCAGGTGGAAAATCCACCGGGCACTTCATGCAGTTCGGCTTGGTATAAGCCCACTTATCCAGGCTGGTATTAATCCCTATGTATCTGGTTTGCCCGATGCGGCGCAGGATAATGATGTTCCGGTAAGCGAGGCTCAGCACGGCTTCAGAGACATGCTTCACCTTCAGCGTCGTTTTGTCTGCAATGAGGCTGTTGGCGATCCGGTCTGATTTCTTTGACCAGCCATAGGTCAGACGGACAATCGCATTCAGAACACGGAATTCACGCCCTGATAACTCGACGATACATAAGGCGTCCTGGATTTGGTTGGCTAAACGCAGATAGCCGTTTTCCAGATCAGCCATACGGCTCTCCTGTTGCGCCGGAGGAGGCGCAGGGAATTTGTATATTTCAGCGGTGTTTGACATACTGCTCTCCGCAATTACCTGACGTTTTTGCACCCGAAAGCCGTTGCTGTCTCACCAGCGCGGCTTTCACCATTTTCAGCTCAGTCATATTCCCCCCAGCATCGTTGTAACCATCGCCATCAACGGCCCGGCCAGATCCGGTTCAAGCCGGAACATCGACACAATCCCCTCGCTCATTTCTTTCAGCTTCTGGTGCTTCGGCGCATCCAGCAGCACCGCCCGCTTTGCCTCGGCAACCTCCTTTTCGGCATGCGCCAGGCGCGTCAGTTTGCAGTCACCGCCCACCAGCACACCGCGATGCTCCAGCGGCAGAACGGCCAGGATTGCGGGCGTCAGCTGGCGCACCCGCTCCCGGTATTCTTCGGTGTCAAAACGATTATCAAGACAGCGAAACAGCTTCTGCCTTGCTCGGCTCACGTCAGTGGAAAATTCGATGCCCTGCCCGCCTGAATTGCGCCAGTGATCCACGATGTGCGCGGCGACAACGTCCTGACCGGCAACGGCTGCCCATGCACGAACGGCGTCACGGATATCACCGGGGTTTGGCAAGGTCTCAGCGGGTTGAGCGCGATTTATCATCGCGGTTTGTGTAAACGATGTACTCTGTTGAAAAGTAAGCGTGTGCATGGTTACTCCTGTTGGGGAAGACCATCGGTTGGGTTGGGGTAAAGGTCAGGGCGTAACTCGTGCGGTGTAACTTTCCAGTCAATGGCGCGAGAGACTTTGACTACCAGTTCCCCAGGAACCTTATTTTTGAACCATCCGTTAACGGTTTGGGCTCTACGACCTAAGCGGCGACCTAACTCAGCCTGACTGCATACAGATAAGAGCTTTCGTTGAATGCGTAACTTCATGGTGATTCTCTGGTTGTTGAATATGGCGGTATAAAAGCAAATTAAATCGATAGTGTCAAATTATATCGATAATCATAACCTACAGAAAAAATCTGTATAATCGCTTTCATGTCAACAGGACTTCTTGTTGAATTGACTTATGGATGGACAGGCAATGAACTTTGGAAAACGTCTACAGCAGGCTATTAGCGAACTTGGAATTTCTCAGGCTGAGCTTGGTCGCCGCGTCGGTGCCAAAGCTCAGTCTGTAAACGGTTGGTGTTCCGCAGGCATATTGCCTAGGGCTGAGATTTTAGAGCAGCTCCCTTCAGCCACTGGTCGTCCGCTATACTGGTTCTTCATGACAGATGAAGACGAGCAAGTTCTTAAGAAAGGTTATTCTTCAATTCCTGAGCTAACTGAAGATCAGAAAAGGTTGCTGATGTTGTATGACATGCTTCTTCCTAATGACCGAGAAAACATGCTTAGGATTTACCAGAACCGAATAGACGAGATGAAAGCCTGGGCTGAAAAACACGTAATCGGAAAGATTTAAAATCTGCTAGACCAGCCCCTCACCATACAACCCGCCATGAGCGGGTTTTTTTACGTCTTTAACTTTCCCTCCCTCACATTTAAATCGACACCTACAAATTTAATCATCAATTTAAATTGACATATATCGATTCAATCGATAATACTAGCCACATCTAAACGCAGTCCCAACCACCAAGGCATGGAGCCCACGCAGTAGCTACCGGCGGCATATGAAGCACCGGGTGAGGTGGAGTTATCAACACGCAGCAGGTTAAAAAACGTTCCGCCAGCCTGGCGATAAGGGCAAAAGAGAGGGAATCATCATGGTTCATCAGCACTACGGCACCCAGACGGTCAACCGCGGCGCAGTTATGCCGGGCATGCTCGTCAAATACAAGGAATCTACCTGGACCGCATCTGCTAACGCACGTGGCCGTCTGTACCTTCAACGCGGCATTGAGCGAACCTACACCAAAGATTTGCTGGTAGAGGTTTATCTCAACGGCATGGGGAATGGACTGAGCCATTAACGGAGAGGGTTATGCAAAAGAAAGAATGCGCGTACTGCCGTAAACCGATCGAGCAGGGGAAAGAAGTGAAAAACAAATTGCTCTTGATCCGCGGCGCGCAGCTGGCGCACGAACAACGCGAATACTGTTCTGTACGTTGCGCTTCGCACGACCAGATGGCCCACGAAGCGTAACGAAAACCCCGCGCAAGGCGGGATTCACGTCCGGTGCCACCGACCAAAGTTACACCGGAAAACCACTCAAAACCAAAAACACACCCAATAGGCGCTATCTCTGGCCCGGGGATCTTACATCCAAAAATGAGGATCTGACATGGAATTTTTCCATCTGCTTAAAGCCAGTCAGAAGTCTGGCAAGAAAGATGCGGTGATTTGGTTCACTGCGAAAAGTGCAGCGCGCGCAAACCTGCAGCTGGATGTCGCGCTGGAAGACGCCGAAATCGAAACCGGTCGTGGTAAAGATTACGCCAAGCCGATCCGCACCGATTTTCCGGTATTCAATGATTTGCCGGAAGAAGAAGCTATCGACTTTACCTGGTGCGAACGCTATGTACTGAGTGACGACGGGCGCACATGGCAACTGAAGCCTGACGCCGTGTCAGGATCGGCTGTAGAAGGTGCTGCGCCGGAAGTGCCTGCTGAAGCCTCCCCTGCTCCCGCTGATGATTTGCGCCCGCTGGCCCGCCTTCGTCTGCCACAGCGCCTGATTGCGCACCTGCTGAATGATGCAGAGCAGGACCAAATCAGCCTGGCGCAGCACATTGAAATCGGTGCGCTGGAATTCAAAGAAGAAGACAGCCATGTTCAGGGCTTTCTGAAGGCTATCGAAAACACGCCGGACATCCGGGATTTGACCGCACATGTCGAATGGAAGCTGGTAAAGGCAGTAAAAAATGTCTTTCCGCTCGATCAGGAACATGAAGCTGAGATGATTGCCAGTTTCGTAAACGCCTGGGTAAAGGCAGAGGCCAACCAGCGCGGCCAGTTAGTTGAAGACTGGCTCAGCGGCAAACAGCCAGCAGCTCAGAGCCCTGAAACCGATGCGTCAGGTGACGAAAAGTTCTCTGTTGAGAAGTGGCGCGAAACGCCGCTTACAGAGCTTCATACCGTAGCTGCGCTGCCTTTCCGCCAGCGCCTGCTTGCGCAATTTCTGGCTGAAAAAGAGTTCTCATACCATATCGACAACGATCAGCTGAAAGCCGTGCGGGCGCTTGAATCTGACACAGATAACTCGTTCATGCAAAACCTGCTGCTGGCCGCTGAGAACGTTGAAGGACTGAAAGATGTTCGTGAATACGACCTCTGGAAGCTGACTGACGCAGTGAAAGAGGTGTTTCCTGCTGACCAAAAGGCACCGGATTTAGGCCTGGTTCTCCAGTTCATGAAAGCGTGGAGCGCAACCAGCTATGTGGATCGCGGCCTGCTGGTCAAAGAATGGGTGAAAGGTTGCCGTGTGGCGCTGATTCAGCGCACCGACGTCAAAACCTGCGCCGGGGGCGGCAATAAGACCGATCGCAATCCGACGCTTACCCACTCGCTGGACACTCTGGACATTGAAATTGCGCTGGCCACCCTGCCTATGGACTTCAACATCCATGATATCCCCGGAGGTGTTTTCCGCCGAGCAAAAGAGATCGTCAGTAAGAAAGAGAGCCCGTTCAAAGATTGGTCAGCCGCCCTGCGCAAACACGCTGGCATCCTGGACTATTCCCGTGCCGCGATTTTCGCACTTATTCGCGGTGCAGAAGAAAACGTTCACAGCTTCCCGGAACTGCTGAGCCGTTACATCAACAAGAACCTGACTGAAAGCGACCATGAGCACCCAACTGAAGAAACCCTGGCGGCCGCCGGTCACGTGCCAGAAAAGAGCTGGGAAAACGAGGTAAAGGTGCAGGTCGCAGCAGAGCAGAAGGCTGCAGCCGAACAGCCCAAAATCGCCAGCATGGGCAACGGCGTGTTCTCCATTGATGGCCTGATGGATACCCCCTCAAATGAAGTCGCAAAACCAGAAAATGCGGAGAACATCAGCAATGTGCAGATGGAAACAGATCACGGTGATGAAGCCGAAAATGGCGATGCGGTTCCGGAAGGCGAAGCGGCAGTACTGCCAGATCAAAGCGCTCATGCAGCTGTTGCAGAAACAGTTCCCCTGACCACGGCTGAAATTCTTGCCGCTGCAGCGCCGACCCTGGCGCACCAGGGAAATGCTGATTTAAACCAGAATGCCAGTTCTGTAAGCCAAAACAGTGATTCTGTAAACCATAACGAGTCAGAACCGGCTCAAAACGAACCAAGAGTGCAGCAGGACGAACCAGCTGCCGAATACCCGGCATACTTCGAACCGGGCCGCTATGAGAGTCTGCCAAATAAAGTCTATCACGCCGCGAATGGCATCAGTTCCACCATGGTGAAGGATGCCCGCGTCAGCCTGATGTATTTCAACGCGCGCCACGTCGCCGGGACCATCCCGCGCGAAGGTTCCAGAGTGCTGGATATGGGTAACCTCGTGCATGCGCTGGCGCTGCAACCGGAAAACCTTGGTGAAGAGTTCAGCATAGAGCCAGTGATCCCTGAGGGTGCATTCACCACCGCGGCGACCCTGCGCGCCTTTATCGATGAGCATAACTCCAGCCTTCCCGCGCAGTTGAGTGCTGACGATATCAAAGCTCTGCTGGAAGAATACAACGCCACCCTGCCCGCGCCGGTGCCGATGGGCGGTGATAAAGATGCCATTGGCCTGGCATATCTCGAGTTGCCTTCTGAATTTAAGCGGATCGTTGGTGACGATAAAAACTTCACCGTATCTGCGATGAAGGCCTGCATCAAAGAGTACAACGCCACCCTGCCCGCGCCCGTGAAAACCAGCGGTAGCCGTGATGCGCTCCTCGAGCAGCTGGCGATCATCAACCCTGACCTTGTGGCGCAGGAAGCGCAGAAACCGGCACCGCTGAAAGTGTCCGGCACCAAAGCGGAAATGATCCAGGCGGTGAAGTCCGTTAAGCCGGATGCGGTATTCGCTGACGAACTGCTGGATGCATGGCGCGAGAACCCGGAAGGCAAAGTGCTGGTGACCCTCCAGCAGTACGCCACGGCGATGGCTATCCAGAGCGCACTGCACGCACACCCGACAGCCGGAAAGCTGCTGCTGCACCCTGATCGCGCTGTTGAGACCAGCTATTTCGGCATTGACGAAGAGACTGGCCTCGAAATCCGCGTGCGCCCGGATCTCGAGATCGAGCTGGACGGCGTCCGCATCGGGGCCGACCTCAAAACAATCAGCATGTGGAACGTGAAGCAGTCCGGCCTGCGCTCTCGCCTGCACAGGGAAATCATTGACCGTGATTATCACCTCAGCGCGGCCATGTACATGAATACCGCGGCGCTGGATCAGTTCTTCTGGATTTTCGTTAACAAAGACGAGGGTTATCACTGGATCGCCATCGTTGAGGCCAGCGAAGAGCTGATTGAGCTGGGCATGCTCGAGTATCGCCAGACCATGAACCGCATCGCTAACGCTTTCGACACTGGCGAGTGGCCAGCGCCGATCACGGAAGACTACACCGACGAACTGAACGACTTCGACCTGCGCCGCCTCGAAGCGCTGCGCACTCAGGCATAAGGGGAATAACGATGGAAAACATGAATATCGTAACCGCAGAACAGCAGGCTCCAAACACTATCTCTGCAACTAACTCCATTTTTAATGTGCAGGCGCTGGGGCAACTCCAGGCGTTCGCCGGGTTAATGGCGCAGTCTGCCGTCACCGTTCCTGAACATCTTCGCGGCAATCCTGCCGACTGCATGGCGATCGTCATGCAGGCCATGCAGTGGGGCATGAACCCTTACGCAGTGGCGCAGAAAACGCACCTGGTCAACGGTGTGCTTGGTTACGAAGCGCAGCTGGTAAACGCGGTGATCTCCAGTTCCAACGCCATCGCTGGCCGCTTTCACTATGAGTACGAAGGTGACTGGTCGAAATGCGCCAGCAGCCGCGAGGAGATCGTTAAGAAGCCAGCGAAAGGCGGCGGGACGTACGACAAAAAAGAAATGGTACGCGGCTGGACCAGTGCTGACGAACAGGGACTGTCGGTTCGCGTGGGTGCCGTCATTCGCGGCGAAAGCGAAATCACATGGGGCGAACCGGTGTTCCTGTCCAGCGTGATTACACGTAACTCTCCACTGTGGATTTCGAACCCTAAACAGCAGATCGCGTATTTGGCCCTCAAATACTGGGCACGCCTGTACTGCCCTGCAGTTGTTCTCGGGGTTTATACACCGGATGAAGTGGAGCAGCGCACCGAGAAGGAGATCAACCCGGCACCTGCCCAGCGAGTGAGCCTGGCTGATATCAAAGGTGACAGCGTAACAACCCCTCACAGCGTACAGGAATCAACCGACAACATCGATGCTATTGCCGATGATTTCAGGGGTCGCATTGAGTCTGCTCAGGACGTGGATAACGCCAAAGCAGTTCGGGCTGATATCGAAAGCGCCAAGAACACGCTGGGCTCAGCCCTGTTCACTGAGCTCAAGAACAAGGCTGTAAAGCGTTATTACCTGGTAGATGCGCGCAACAAGGTTGAAGCGGCAATTAATTCCCTCCCTCAGCCTGACGAACCGGATGCAGTGGACCTGTTCGCCAAAGCAGAACAGACACTGGCAGCAGCGAAACGTCACTTGGGCGACGAGTTGCACGATCAGTTCAGCATCACCCTGGCAGATATGAAGCCGGAATACGTGGCCTAAGGGAGGCGGGAGGGTTCGCCCTCCCGGTAAGAATATGAGCAAATCATTAAATGCACGCTGTATCCGCCGCTGGAAAGTTGAGTTCAAAGGCCTTTGTGATTCGAAGGTGAGTCCGTGGTGGCGTAAGCGCGATCTCCGCGGCTATATCCGTGAATGCGCCCTGACAACTGCTGACTGCATGGTAGAGAACCTGGCCTATAACAACGCAATGCATGATTTTTTTGTTGAAAACGGCGATGACGGTGGCTGGTCTCCAGAGTTCTCAGTCTGGTACGACAGCAGTCGTCGTGAACAGTATCGGAAAGAAGCGCTGAGCTACCTCAATGAAGAGGCCAGCAATGACGAGATCGACGAAGAGATTCAGAACGAGCTGGAGGCCTGGAATGACTGATATCGCCACGTTCACAAAAGAGCAATTAATCGCGGCGTGCCGCGCTGACATTGCTGAAATGACGAAGTTTTTAAAGGAGGGTGAATTCAGCAACCCGTCACGTGCGGCCCTGTATTTGCGTATTACGGAGATCGCGTTGGCAGCACTGACGAAAGATTCGGTACTGGAACGCGAGCAGGTTCGCCGTGAACATGCCGAATGGTCACAAGCTACTTTCGGCAGTGTCGGTCCTGTCGGTCCGTTGAAGCATCTGTCAAGGGAGGCGATGGAGGCCGCAGCGGAACCAGACGACCTCACCGAGTGGGCTGACATGCAATTCCTGCTGTGGGACGCACAGCGCCGCGCTGGAATAACTGACGATCAGATTGTTAAGGCGTGCGTGGAGAAGCTGGCAGTAAACAAATCCCGCCAGTGGCCCGAACCAAAAGACGGAGAGCCGAGACTGCATATTAATAATGAAGAGGATTCAGTGACTGCTCGCCGCAGAAGAAATCGTGAATCAAACGCCAGATCTCGTTCCCGCGAAACGCCTGAACAGGCTCAAAAACGAAAGGAGAAAAATCGGATTCGGATGAGCCTACGTCGTAAAGGCGGTGCCGCATGAAGCTGATTAACCGCAGCACACAGTCACCGCTGGCGCGTCAGGCCTGCGAAATCGCTCTTGCAGCCCATCAGGAGCGCTACGGCAATTACGGGCGCAGCCGGATGAAAGAGACGTACACGGTACGGGTGGAAGGAGTCAAGGTCTGGGTGGAAGTGGTGAACCGCAAGGCGAGCTACGTGGCCACGGCGATGACCGGCATGCGCCGCCTGCGCTCGTTACCCGGGCAAATCGCCTGATATTGAAATATCACAAACACTTTTCCGGCAACTTTATAATGAGTTGTCGGAAGCAGGAGGTTATATGGCCAAGCTTCTAAATTTACAGGAATGGGCAGAAGAGACTTATTCAAAGCCGCCTTCCCTTTCCACTCTTCGCCGCTGGGCACGAGAGGGCCGCATTTACCCTGCGCCCGAGTTGCACGGAAAAGAATACAAGGTTCAGCATGACGCCACCTATGTGGATCCGAGCAAAAAGAACCTCCGTCCAAAACCAAAGCACCTGAAGCTACCTTCTGGCGGCACTTTACTGGAGAGACTGACTCATGGCGAAAAGGCCAGTTCGTTACGACGCTAATCTGCCCCGTAACCTGACCTATCGCAAAAGAGACAGGCTTTACAGCTGGCGAAATCCGACAACCGGCCAGGAAATTTCTCTTGGTCGGATCGACAGAAAAGACGCCGTCGCCCAGGCAATCGAAGCCAACAATTACATCGACCAGAATTACCTTCCATCCTCTCTTCTGGACCGCATTAAAGACACGCCAACTTTTACGGTGTCGGCGTGGCTTGAGCGTTACGAGGTAATTCTGGGGCGAAGGGAGTTGAAAGCCAACACAATGAAGGTCAGACGGAATCAGATCGCCACTATAAAGGAAGAATTCGGGAGTACACCTTTATCGACGGTTAGCACGAAGGACATAGCAGTTTTTCTTGAGGCTTACGTCCAGTGCGATAAGAAGAGCATGGCTGCCGGTTTGCGGTCGGTACTAACAGACATATTCAGGGAAGCAATCGTGGAGGGGCATATAGACAGGAACCCGGCGGAACCGACACGAACGCCGACGCCGAAGGTTAAACGGGAGCGTTTGTTACTTGAAGACTTCAGGGTGATCAGGGAAGCCACAGCCACGCATTCTGAATGGCTACCCAATGCGTGTGATCTTGCTCTGGTGTCCGGGCAACGCCGCGAAGATGTTTCACTTTTCCGATTCAGTGATATAAAAGAGGACCGATTGTTTGTCACTCAGGAAAAGACCGGACATAAACTGGCGATCCCCCTCGATTTGAGACTTGAAGCTGCGGACCTGGTTTTAGGGGATGTGATAGAACGGTGCAGGGTTAACAATCCATCGGATTATATGCTTTATTCACCTGTAAGACGTGGAGGCAGAAAACCGGGTCCGCTGACACCCGATGCGATAACTCAGGCATTTTCTGACGTTCGTGATGAAGCTGTCATTAAATTTGGGCCTAACCCTCCTTCCTTCCATGAGATCAGAAGCCTGGCGAGCAGGCTCTATGAAAAAGAACGTGGTGAGGATTTTGCGCAGCGCTTGCTGGGCCATAAAAATTTAACAATGACGAAAAAATACCTGGACGCACGAGGTGCAGAATATGTTATGGTTTAAACAGGATATGGATTTTTCGAGTAATTTTCGTGGGATTTCGTGATGGCACCAGAAAAAACCATGAAAAACAAGCATATAAAAAAAGACCGAATACGATTCCTGTATTCGGTCCAGGGAAATGGCTCTTGGGAGAGAGCCGTGCGCTAAAAGTTGGCATTAATGCAGGCTAAGTACGCCTGGCACTTTAAGAATAGATGACGCCGCCAGCTTTTCCAGTCTGCGACAAAAGTGGCCTGAAAAAAGCAGCAAACGTTGCACGCTTAAAGCAAAAAACCGCAATATCTGTGACCAGGTTTGCGGTTTTTTATTGGGAATCAATAAAACATTTTTGGTATTTAACAGAGCTTTTCGGCTCGCTCGACAAAGGGTGCCAGGCTCATTTTCTCGCCGGGTTTCGCCGGATCATCACTCTGTATCACCGTCAGCGGCGTCCCACTCGCTTTACCCTCAGCCACCTGCTGTTTTGCCACATCGTTTAACGGGTATTGCACCAGCGTGCTGGGGTTAATCACAAACAGCGCGTGTCCCGGTCGACAGGTCAGCATCACCTCTTCACGATTGAACGCCCATTTATCTTTACCGACTTCAAAGCGGCTGACGGTAATCACCTGCGGCGCTGCCAGCGCGGAAGCGGAAAAAGTGAGTAACAGTGCCGATAAAATATGTTTCTTCAT